CATTTAGAGTAAAAAGAATTATCTCTCCACTTTCATAATCAATTGTTCCTATATTTGTTCTTAATACCTTAGCTTGAGTATCTGAAATTAATTTGAATAAGAAAATACTACCAGTGGTAGACTTATTGGAGTCTGGTAGATCCGAAATATAAACGGTATCGGCAAAATCGTCAATTTTAAATCCAGAAGATTGTATATTGTAACCATCACAATCTTTTATGAAGAATGGATTACCAAAGCATATTTCATATGTTGCAGGTTGATTTAGAGACACATATAGATCTCTTCTCATTCTTACTCTAGTGATGTTTGAAGTTATGGCATCATCACTATCGTCAATTAACTTTTGATACTTACTATACCTAAATCTAGATCCGTATTGATTCAGGTCTTTAGATTTTGAATATTCAGATATATTTTGTCTAACTATAGTCGCAATATCATTTACATTTGAAGTTAAATTTCTATTATAATAGATGTCAGAATCAGTTTCTATGAATAGATATTTTAGATCTATGATCTGTGGTAGGATTCCGGCAACACTGTACTTTCTCAGATCTTTTATAATATTATTCTTTACTGTGTTTGAAATAAAAGTTGCCCCATATTTCGGCTTGATTGCAATAAAAACTTTTCCATACTGTGGGGGATCCAGTTCTTCTCCCCCATATACAGATACAGATTCAGCTTCTGGATATATTTTCGATACAATAGACTCATAATCTGATGGAGTCACAGCTCTGTTTTGAGAAGAATAAACTCTTGGAGCATATTTTTTAATTGAAGATATTGATTCTTTCTCTTGTCCGTTATCAGATATAGAATTAGTTGTAACTAAAGAAACATCACCAGAAACTACTGAGCCATTGTCATCTAGTATTCTACCAATAAAGGTAAAAGAATCTATCCTATTTGCAGCAGAACCACTTGAAATTAAATATGATACTTCTATTAAATTTCCAGGATCTAATTTTTTTCCAAATAATCCATCACCAAACAATATTTCATAGCGTTCATCTTCAATTTCTTGTAGAAAATAAACTCTTGATGTTGGCTTTAGATCAATGATTGAATCAGAAAAAGTAAATGGTCTTTTTGTGGTACTCTGAGCAGTATCTTTGACATCTACTTTTACTGTAGATATGTCAACATTGGCATTGTCTATAATATATTTTTTATTTGGATCTAAAGGATTTGCCAAGAAATTAGTGACCATGAAGGTTCCTTCTATGATCTCTATGTTCTCAAAGAATGCAATCCCATCAATTACTGGAGAAGTGATATCATCTAAGATTGAAAAAGTATAATTTTCTTGTGTGGAACTTGCAAATGCTGATCCACATACTAGTCCTTTCTTTAGAGTAAGGTATGTAGATGCTCGTGCACCTTCATTTAGCTCAACAAAGAAGCTAACGGTTGCTCGGGCAGAGGTTCTAGATTTTGGTAAATATCCAATGTTCTTTGCCAAAGAGACTACATTCTCTCTGAGAGTCGCAGAATCAATAAAAACCTCATTACTTACCATGTTTGCATTATATGATGCAATGTAAGTATTATATGCCAATGCATCGACAATAACAGAAAGATTAGATCCTTCGAAATCATAATCTGTAAAATTAGAATTCGAACGAATGTAATCTTTAATTGATGTTTTAATTTGATCGAAATCTAAATTAGTAAAGTTTACTAGTGTCATTTATCTTGTTGGCAATAGTGCAAATGATAATTGTTGAGGAAGAACATCAATTCCCACAATATCATATGTAATTTTTACATTGAATTCATTCTCATCATAATTTGGAGTTACATTAACTGATCTAAGTCTTACTCTAGGCTCATAATTATTGATCGTCGTCGTAATTTCATCTTTAATTGTTACCGCAGTCAATTCATCCATATTATCAAAAAGAAGATTATTAACATTTGATCCAAGGTTTGAATCAAAAAATCTTTCTCCTTTTATGGTTGAAACTAAATTTCGAACTGAACGAGCAATTGCAGTTTCATTTTTAATGGCAATCAAGTCATAGGTGAGTGGATTCACCTGAAATGTCATACTAATATCTTTAAAACCTTTACTTACTCGTTCTAGTGGCATCTCATTGGATGATTCTTTTCCTATTTATTGGTCTTCCACTCGGCTAAAGGGACTGGTTCTGTACCATATTCCCAATCATCATAATCATCTTCGTTTCTTATCTTCTCATGTAACTCATTTTGTATATCAAAATTGTGCTTTTTGGGCTTATAATCATCTGTTATGATTTCACGGATTAAATTTTTATCTTCTGACATAAAAATTTGTAATATTTCACTTATTATCTATAAGATCAATATCGTCTTTTAAAATTTCTTTCAAATATTCTTTGCTCCAATGGTCATAATAACCGGTTTTACTCAATTTTTCTCTAATTTTCCTTAATTTTTCCTTTTCTTGGGCTAAAATAAGGTTATACTTACCATTATTTGTCTGAATTTCACCTATAAAAGTGGAATATGCGGCACAATCCTTGAAAAATGTCCAATTTTTGTACTTTTTGTCATAATATTCAACCCATGTGTCCAATTCAGAAGGACTCAGATCGTCTTCTACAACATAAATGATCACATCATACCCTGTGACGGGTTCAATTTTCCCTACATTCACCTCAACCACATCATAAAGGGCCAATCTAGCATAAGGACACACAGAAAACTCAGATAATTCAGGTCTTAATTCAGATATTCTCTCTATCCACTGTAAAATATAATCTCTCTTAGACATAAAAAAAGAGCCATAAGGCTCTTATGTGTATATTTTATTTAATTACCTTGACCTCGGTATGGTTTCCGTGCCTTATTCCTGCTGGTTGCAGAATATTTTGTATGTTTCCCATCACCCTGGCGGGTAGACTTGGGTTTGGATTCAATTTTATCTGATCCATTCAGACTTTTGATTTTAGCCATTAGATTTCCTCCAATTCAATTTCATTTGCATCAATTTCGCCATTGTAAGACTTTTCTGCTAACTCAAGAAGAATCTCTGTAGACTCTTCCTCAGTTAAGTTTGTATAAATTCTTCTTCCTTTATACAAAATGTTAAGCATAAATCATCAGATCACACGAGTCTTTTCGTGACCAACGCGAACGCGAGGATCACACCAAATCTCAAATCCTGCTTCTTTTGCATCGAGACAGAATGAGACATCCTCTCCACACATATCCTGAACTGCACCAGATTCAAAGACTTGCATCTTAGGTGCAAACCAAGGATACTCTAGATTTTCAAATACACCATTCTTAATGAGAACCCAACCAAAACCAGTATAATCTACTGTAAATGGCTTACGACGCTTGCTGATGCTCTCTACTGTCTCATGATTCATGACTCCACCATTCTGACGGAATTCTTCTTCTTCGAGCCAGTGAGCAACTGATGTAGTACGACCATCTTCGGTTGCATACCAACCAGCAACGATTTCTTTATCTTCTCCTTCTTCTGAAAGAGCAAGATCACAAAGTTGCCAGAACTTCTCACTATTGAAAACAATATCACTATCAATCCATAATTGATAATCATATTCTAGCTTTCCATCCCATGGTACCTGTTTCGGCCCACGAAGCACATTTGCCCCAAGACACTTACAACGAGCAAAGTTTACCATACTCGAATAGTCTTGTGAGATTTGAATGCTCATACCATTTTGTACGAGGTCAAAACATAATTGTACAAATGCTTTTAGAAATACAAATGAACATCCTCTACCTGGTAGACAAAAGACAATGCTCTTGCCCCTCATTCTTTCTTTAATTTTTTCATAATCCCATTCCTGTTCTTCATTACGAATGGGCGCTTTTGCCTTTACTGTAAAACCTTTTGCCATGGATTAAAATACACTCCAATTCAATTTTAGCGTTCTATTTAGGATTTGTCAATGCGATGAATTTAATACTAATTCTTTGTTGTATGTCACTTCCTCATACTGTATATCATTCTCATCAATGTCAGTAAGCCAGGTCAGCTTCTGCACGAAGTCCCATAATTTATCAAAATCTTCTTTTGATAATGAATGATAAACACATTCATTTTTCACATATATGTGATATAGTTTATTCATCCTTTTTTTTTATCTGGACGCATTATATATCATCACTAAAATAAACCCAATCGGTAATCCAATCAATTTCATAAAAGTTTTCGGATACCTAATTAACCATCCAGCAAACACCACCTTCCAGAAATTCCAATATGGCATGGGGGGTTTTGGGGAATTTTTTCTGGCGGCGATTTTTTGGGGTCTGATGGTTTTTAGATTCAATTTTAGATTCGAACTATTCATAAGATTCTTATGGGCGGCGGATTTTTTTGGAATGGGGGGTTTTTCGATTTTCTTATGTATTTGATACTTATGAGGCGAGTGGATAGCTTTATAGCTTATGGGGTCCCATTGTTTTTTACCCGCATGGCCCAACCCTACCACGGCATGGGCGATCCGTCAACTGTCCCTGTGACACTTTTTCGACTGTCTTTTATACCTACTATACGCCAGAGTTAGGTATAAACAGTGGGGCAACAGTTAATTACACTGTCACCCCATGAGATCCTAGTGCCAGCTTACCTTTTGCCAGCCATTCTGACGGCAGTAGTAGATACTGAAGCCGACCTCTTTATGATCCCAAGTGAACCAAACTGCCTCCAAATCATCCCACTGTTGCTGTAGATCAAACCCCACTTCTACAGGTCCAAAATGATAGAAACCACGCCATTCTTGCCACTTCTGACAGAAACTAACTGCGCGAACAGTTAGAGTAAACAATTCTTTCACGATTGCGACTGCAAAGCATACAATAAGCTCACAGACTTCTAGGTAAACTTTAACTAGATCTGCACCGCTGGGGGTGTAGTTAACGGTGCCACGATTGCTGATCATGAGAATCAAATAGCGATGGGATTGCGTGGGCAGTTTAACGACATACCCAGGTCGGTTAACTATACTCAGAGGCCGAACTTTTCACGGCAAATAGGACCGATTCCCGCCGCAATCGAGTCTGGGTTTGTGAGGTCACGACCGCAACATGAACAGCTGCCAGTCTCTTTACCGTATCGGATTGCAGCGGTGAGGGGATCTGCCGCAGCCTCCAAAAGCACCGCTTTCACATCATCGGAGAGACGCGAATCCAAACGGTTAGGTGTAATCTTACCAAGATACTTTGGCTGGAGGCCATAATCACCCTCCACCTTTTCAGTCTGGGAAGTGACCCACAGGGTCGTAAGATCACGGTTTGGCTTAACATTAACACCGCTTAAACGCAGTGTGAGGCGCTTCAATCCACGAGACTTTGCGGATTGAAAGACACTGAAGAGCCTCTCAAACTGCGGCTCGCTGTTATCATCTGCAGATTCTGCCTGCTGATTAAGAGAATCGCACGCCAACTTGTGTGCCCAAGCGTATTGTTTCTCGCTCAAACGGTTAAACTTAGCCGCCAGATCTGCAGCAAAACTAGAACGCAACTGCCGGAGAGTTTCCAACACTTTATCATCAGAAAGTGTGGAAGTGAAAGTAACTGCTTCGCCTCGCGCAGTTACAGTAAAGGTTTGCGCCACAGATTCTGCACGCGCTAGATCGTATTCCAGGTTAGCCGCCGCCTGCGGATTGGTAGCGTGCAGGCCAGAGATCACCCGGCTGATCAGAGCTTCTGTGCGGTCGGTTGCGGTTTGCATAGCTTCGCCCTTGGTGCATTGGCTCCGCCAATCTAGAACCTAGGAAGGCGGCACCGTGGCTCGAATCGCCAAACCGTAACAATCCGTCACACTATTATTTCATGGCAGGGTGACTGTGGCTTACAGTTCGTCAACAGCCTTAGGAGCCTCTGCCGGTTTCACCTATCCTACCACGCCAAGGGCGGCATCGGTGGCCGCCCTGACATAAAACTTTAACTATACTTTATCAGCAAAAGTTTCGACTTTTGCATCATAAAACCCCAGAGAGTTGTAGAAGCTCACCATACTTTTAGCTTCTGAAATAGTTTTGAATTCTTGTGTTTTTCTCTCGCCATTGAAGCGAGGGTAAGGTGCAAAGAAAGAAATGCGGATTGTCATGAGAAAGAATAGCGAATGAGTTGGTGGGGGCTTTATACTCTGCCCCCAAGAGTTTGCGATCAGGAGAAAATCATTCCCTCCTCGAATTCTTTTTCCACAAACACTGGAACGGTGCCAGCTTGACCAACAAATTTATGCACAAACCACTCACCTTTGCGCTGAAAGACACATTCTCCCTTGATTCCATGCTCGGAGAGAATAGCATTGAGGCGAGACTTTGTCGTTGCTGTTTTATAGCCACAGCTGTAAAGTTCGACAAAAGTATCGCCAACCGTGGCGATGTGGTTACCGTAAAGGTAAACATAGGAGGCATCTCTCCCAGGAGAATAGGTAACCTTTGTATTGTCAGATTCCCAATCCTTAGAGTTAAGAATAGCCTCATTCATTGCAGCTTCGATCTTACGCATTGTGAGAATTGCGAATGCTCCGCTATTCTGAACCCAGATCGCCAGCTGCCATGGCGGCATTGTGCCAGTTGTCAAACCGGCTTAATTTGGCGGATTGGCTCGCGGATCGGCTGGCGATCTGCTAGAATTATGTCAACAACCAGGGGAGGCTAAGAAGGCCGATGACGAAAAGTGAGCCACTCCAACCCTGCCATAAAACTAAAGTATAAAGAATAAAAAAAGGATCATAAGATCCTTGTTATTTCTTATGTAAATTGATTCATTACATCTTTTTCCATAAGATACAGAGATTCTTCATTCCAACGATTAAGAATCATTTCACCTTTATGATCATAAAGCTCAAAAAGCCAATGATCATAA